CATGAATTTAACAGGCACTCCTAATCTTGACTATTTACAAAATCTAGCTAATTTAGCTCAACAACAACAAGAACCACAACTAGGTCCAGATGAATTTGGAAGTTATTCAATACCAATGTCTGACCCAACATATCGTTCTGGTTTTGACTATGCGCGTTCTATAGCTGGCGGCATGCCAATGTCTCAAGTCATTGCACCAGGAGTAAGTTATTCTCCAGAACAACCAATGGGTTATACACAAGAACAATTAAATACAGCTGTTGGTACAACTCCAGTAGAGCCACCTCAAAAATTACCAGGACCAGGAGAAGAGGGTTACGGTCAAGGCATTGGTGGCGTAACAATATTTGATGATGTTTTTGATAAAAAAAGGATGCCGCCTAGAGATATATTTGGTGCAAATATTTCAAGTCTTATTGATTTGGGAAAAATTAATAAAAATTTGCAATATATGTCTCAAAAAGCAAAAGAGGCTGGAATTACAGGAACTGGTGGCGTAGATTTAACTGGTGAAAGTCTTAGAAGAGTTTATGATGAGGGAAGAGGACTTTTTCAAAACATGGGTAACACTTTTAAAATTGACCAAGATGCTATAGATAGAGATGTTTTGGGCAGACCTATGATATCTGGTTTAGAGAACAGAGATTTAATGGATGTTGATAAGCTAATACCACCAAAAATAAACGACCAAATTTTTATTGATGATAGACCAATTATTGATGAAAGAATGATAAACCGTGGTTATGGTCCAGGTATCATGCCTCCTTTACCCCCAATGGATATTGATAAATTAATACCTCCAGTAGATTTACCACCAATAAATATAATGGACTTACCACCAGTAAATATACCCCCAGTAATTGAAATGCCACCAATGAGGGGTGTTGGCAGACCAAATCAAGATAGATTTTCTATACAACAATTACCTAGGGGATTATTTTAATGTCAGTATCACACGAAGAAGTAGTTAAGGCTGCGCAAGCAGAACAAATATTAACTTCAGAAGTTTTTAAAGAAGCAATAGAAAATCTTAAAAACGAATACATTACTCATTGGTTAAACTCAAGAGAGATAGATGATGTTAATGCTAGAGAAGATATCCACAGATCATTATTACTATTACCAGAGGTTGAAAGACATCTGCGTATCATTGCAGAGAAAGGTAAACTCACACAAGCTAATATAAACAAAATTAGAAATATTGGTTAAACCTTCCCTTTTTACACATTATTAAGCTAAAATACTCTTAAATACATAAGGAGTATTTATTATGGCAATAACGGATAAACCGACTGCTTTACAAACTGATAAGGAAGTTACTACTTCGATGTTTGAAAGTTTCTTAACCCCTGAAGAGGATAAGGTTGAGGATGCAGTCACAGAAACAGAAGAAGTAACACAAGAAGAAGTCTTTGAAGAAGAACTTGAATCACCTGAAGATTTTGAAGAAGATGATGAAGAGTTTGATGATGAAGATGAAGAACTAGATGAAGAACAAACCGATGTTGAAGAGGAAGCCTTGCAACCTCAGACATTTACAGTAAAAGTAGATGGTCAAGAAGTTGAGGTGACGCAAGACGAACTCATCAACGGATATTCTCGTCAGCAAGATTATACGCGCAAAACACAAGAACTCTCTCAACAGCGTAAGACTATTGAGCAGCAGCAAGCAGAGTTAGCGCAAAGAGATGCGATTTATTCGCAGTTGTTACCGAAGATGGAGGCCCAATTAAAGGGCGAACTGGCTAACGAACCAGACTGGAACACTTTGTACGAAGATGATCCTGTTGGGTATGTTCGCGAAAAACAGCTTTGGGATGAAAAGAAAGAAAAGCTTAGTGCTGTAAGTGCTGAACAACAAAGGCTTCAACAAGAAGCCTTGGTTAAACAGCAACAACAACTTAGACAATTTGTTGAATATGGCAATCAAAAGCTTCTTGAAATAATCCCTGAATGGCAAAACCAAGAGGTTGCGTTAAAAGAAAAGGCTGCTATTAGTGAATATGCTGTAAATACTTTAGGTTATACACCTGAAGAGATACAACAGGTTTATGATTATCGTGCTTTGCTTGGTTTAAGAAATGCTTGGTTAAACTCTAAAACAGTTGAAGCCACAAAGAAAAAACCAACACAAAAAGCACCAGCAAGAGTGGCTAGACCTGGTACTACTAACCGACCTAAATCGGCAGCACCTGTGAAGAAAGCAAAACAAAGGTTAGCTAAATCTGGAAAAGTCCAAGATGCGGCTAAAGTTTTTGAACAATTTTTAAAATAATTTTATTTATACAGGAGTATAAGAATGGCTAAAGTAACTAACGCCTTTGACACATATTCGGCAACAGCTGACAGAGAAGATTTAAGTAATATCATTTACAACATCTCTCCAATGCAAACACCATTTATGTCATCAATTGGTAAACGAAATATTAATAACGTAGTGTTTGATTGGCAGACAGAATCATTACCTACACCTAGTGCTGCTGGTCAGTTAGAAGGTTTTGAACTATCAAGATCTACTGCTACAGCTACAACTAGAGTAAGTAATGTTGCAATGATCTCAAAAAGAGATGCAACTGTAACTGGCTCACAAGACGCTTCAGACCCAGCTGGTAAGAGATCAGAAATGGCTCACCAACTAGCTATTATGTCTAAAGCTTTAAAAAGAGACATGGAAGAAGCTCTTTGTAAAAATGGTGCTAAAACAACTGGAAACGCTACAACAGCTAGGGTAACTGGTGGTTTTGAATCATGGATTACATCTAACGACTCAAGAGGTACTTCAGGTGCTTCAACAGGTGGTGGTGCAGCTCCAACAGACGGAACTCAAAGAGCTTTAACTGAGACTTTGCTAAAAGACACTCTACAACTTTGCTTTGAAAATGGCGGAGAGCCTTCAATGGCAATTTGTGGACCACATAACAAACAAGTTATTTCTGGTTTCACAGGTAGAACTCAAGCTAGACAAATGATTGATGCAAATACTGTAGAAGCTTCAGTATCTGTTTACTCATCTGACTTTGGTGAACTAAAAATCGTTCCATCAAACAGAAGTAGAGAAAGAACTTTATTGTTAGTAGATCCAGAGTTTGCTAAAGTATCTTACTTAAGAGACTTTAAAACTGTTGATATTGCTACAATAGGCGATGCTGAAACAAAAATGATTGTTGTTGAGTATGGGTTAGAAGTATCTAACGAAGCTGCTCACGGAGTCGTTGCTGATTTAACAACTTCATAAGTTTTATTAATTAGCTTAAAGGGATGTTTCGGCATCCCTTTTTTTTGTGCTAAAATCTGTCTATGGCAAAGACTACATTAATAGATCATAAGAAAGGTTTTAAGTCTGTATTCGCAACAGAAGATGATAAAGTTGTTTATCACACAAAGCAGGATATACAGCCAACTTTAGATTATGTAAAAAATCTATCTGAATATACACCTGGTAAAGATTTTCGCCATGTGGCAGAAATACCTATGGTAGTATATCAAAGAGCAGTCCGAGAAGGATGGGCGCAAGATTCTGCGCAATGGAAGAAATGGCTAAACCATTCAGATAACAAACCATTTAGAACATGGAAAGGTAAAGTATGACATACGATGAATTAAAAACTAATATTGCAAATTTCTTGAACAGATCTGACTTAACCGACCAGTTAGACTTTTTTATAGATGCAACAGAATCAGAATTTAACAGAAGATTAAGAAACAAAGACATGGTAAAGCGTGCAACTGCTACAGCAGATGGACAATACATGAGCTTACCAACTGATTGGTTAGAAGCTATTAATGTAGAAATAACATCAAACGACTTCAGACCATTGTTTCAACAGTCTTTAGAATCATTAGATGTATATAGAAAAGCTAATAATAATGTTACTGGTCAACCAATTTATTATGCGATTGTAGATAATTCATTAGAGTTAGCACCTACCCCTGATGCAAGTTATACGCTACAATTAACATACTATGGCACTATAGATGCTTTAAGCAGTTCTAATACAACGAACTTTATATCCACAGGATATCCAGATGCTTACTTATATGGTGCTTTAAAACATGCTTCTATCTATCTAATGGAAGATGAAAGAGTGCCGTTATTTACAGCACAATTTGAAAAGGCATTAGAAGAGATGAGAATGGAACAAGAGAAAGCAGAGTTTGGCAAAGGATCTCTAATGCAAAGAAGAAGAACTTATGGCAAGTCTGGTAAAAACATTTATTATTGGAATAATAATTAGGAGACAATATGGCTGGATTTAGTGATTACTTAGAAGATAAAGTATTAGACCATGTATTTGGTGGTAATGCTTATACAGCACCAGGAACATTATATGTTGCTTTATATACTGTAGCACCTACAGATACAGGTGGTGGTACCGAAGTAACTGGCGGTTCTTATGCAAGACAAACTGCTGCATTTACCGTATCTGGTACAGACCCCACCACAGCAACTAACTCAGCTGCGGTTGAATATCCAACAGCTACAGCAGACTATGGAACTGTGGTTGCAGTAGGTATATTTGATGCTTCATCAAGCGGTAATCTAATGGCTTATGCAAACTTAACAGCTTCTAAAACTGTAAGTTCAGGCGATGTATTTAGATTTGACGCTGGCGATTTAGATATAACATTAGCTTAATACCATGGCCTCAGTAGGCTATGGCTTATACACATACGGAAAGTCCAATTACGGAACTCCTGTATATCATTTTGGCGCATCCACAATAGCACAAACATCATCTGCAACAGCGGATGGTAGATTTGTTATTACTGGTGCATCAACCATATCAGCAGTTTCTTCTGCAACAGCAACAGGTAGACAGATAGATCGCGGACAAGCGGTTATTAGTGCAGTATCTAGTGTGACAGCATCTGGTACACAGATTGATAGAGGTGTTGCAACCATAGCAGGAACATCTGGATTTACAGCTGTTGGTATACAAATAGACTTAGGATCTGCAACTATAACTGCAACTTCTAATGTAATAGCTACAGGTACACAAATAGACCGTGGTGTGGTTATAGGACCAGCCATATCAGG